TGACGTGAGACGCGATCGAGTTCCTGAGCTGCGCGCTGTCCAAGAACATCTCGGAGAAGAGCATGTTCAGGTAGAAGGCGTTGTGATACGTGTTGTACGCGAGGATGTCGTTCAACACGCTCATGTTCGAGCCGTCGAAGTCGTAGTCCTTGAACAGGGCCTGCTGCTTAGCGTAGGCTCTCAGAGTTTCCTTGTACTTATTGAAGTCAAGGTCGACTAGGTTTAAGACTGTATTGGCCATCAGCGCACTCTGGTCAAGAAGGTTACGGGAAGCTCTTGCATTATTCCTGGACTATTTATTGTATTGTAGAAGATGGTCACGGTCACTTGGTTGTGTTCATAGTCCGGTATGATGCTCAGGTCCTTGAGCACTACCCTGGGTTCGTGGTTGTGAATGGCCGCTTCAATTGAGGTCCTGAGGTGGAGGAGAGTCTTCTCGTCCAAGATCTCGAACATCTGCCTGCGTATGTCTCCACCGAGGGTGGGCTGGAAGGGACGCTCGCCGAGATCGGTCAGAAGGATGTTCTTGAGAGACTCGCGAATGGCGAAGTCGTTGATGTTCCTGTACAGGTCTCCCGTGGCGGGGTTCTCTTCAAATGTTCCCACTATGTCAGAGAACTTCTCTTGAAGCCTGCTATTGACCGTGTACTTGTCTGCTCGTCTTATGATGCTCATCTTAGACGTTGTCTCCGTTCTCTATTCCGGCCTTGATGTCGCTCGACGTCTTGAGCTGAGCCCCGGTCACGCTGCTCTTGCTTCCAGGGTCGTTGAGCTGGACCGTGGATCCCGAGACGTAGGTCGTGGACTTCGACCCGTAGGTAGCCGAGCTGCCGCCGATTATGCTGACACTGTCGTGGGCTCCAACCGAGTAGCTCTGTCCGGCAGTCGTGCTCTTCGACTTGGCAACGAACTCGTTCATGTCACCCTCGGCCTCGATGATGATGTTTCCCTTGGCCTTGAGCTGAAGGTTTCCGTTCGTGGCGATGACGAGGTTGCCCTCGGATCCGACAGTGTAGGTGCCCTCGATGGCCTCTTTCCTGTCCTTCGCGGTGTAGGTGACGTAGTTGCCGTCGGCCTGCATCTCGGTGAAAGTTCCGGTGGGATGCACAGTGGCCTGGTAGGTCTCTCCGCCGACGTCGTGGAGGATGTTCCTCATACCGGACTTCGAGACGTTGACGTGGGTGTCCGGATATTTACCCTTGATCTGGGGAAATGAGGCTGGAGCCTCCTTGAACAGGAGCTTGGTCATATCCGACTGGGGTTCGTGCCTGCCGCCGGTAGATCCTCCCCTGAGACCTCCCAGGGCCATCGACGACTGTCCTCCCGCCGACGCGCCTATGATCTCTTTACCGGCCCTGTTATCGGGCAGGACTCCCAGAATAGTGATGTCCTCGTGGTTGTCGTGGTTGACGAGCGCTATCACGGTGGCGCCGTTGGCGACGCTGAGTCCACCCTGACCGCCGCCGCCTCCCTGATTCGGTCCGACTCCCATGCTGGGTGACAGCGTCTTGGCCAGCGGCAGCATGTTCGTGGGAGTCTGGTTCTTGTTCCCGTGGACCGGGAGCCTGCACCTGACCCTGTTGAGCTGCTCGGGATCGTTCACGTCCTCGACCGTGCAGAACATGATCGAGACTTCTTGGCCCTGTAGCTTGATCGGATCCATTATGAAAGCTTTCCTACGCAGTGAAGTAGAGTTCTGCCGGTGTGGGCCGGCGCCTGCTCGTTACCACCCAAGTGAACGGTGTGCAGTACGGCGACGATGAGCCACTTACCGGAAGCTGCGTTAGACGGACTCGCGTCGCTGAAGTAGGTCGCGCTGCCGCTGTTCACTTCGATGACGTCTCCCGCGTGCAGGTCGGTGGCGATTGGTACCAGGATCTTGAGCTTCGCGCTGTACTCGTTGAGGTTCTGCTGGTCCCTGTCGCTGTGCCTCTTCTCGTCGCGCTCCTGCTCGATGGTATTCTGTATCTTGTATCCGACCTGCGCTTCGCCGGCCTTGACGCCGAGACCCGGTGTCGACAGACCCTGTCCCGCTCTGTCGTTCTTCTCGACTTTGCCGAACTGGGGGCTGTACCTCTCGCCCTGCGCCTTCGTCTGCTTCTGAGACGACACAGAACTTCCCTCGTAGGTCAGGTCGAATATGACCGACGGATCTCCGAGAGTGCTGGGGTCAGCCGCGCCAGCGGCGTTGAAGGTGAATCTCCTCTTGGCGCCCTTCGAGGCCATGTCCTTCATGGTCCTGAAGTTCGCCGTCCCGCCGTTTTCGTGAGTATTGAAGAAGAACCCCTTGGATCCGGCTTGACTGAGTGCCAAGCACTTGTCTATCGTCTGCTTCGGCATGAGCGACGGAGAGGTGAACGACGCCTGCTTGAACCCGGAGCTGACCACGACTTTCTTGCTGCCGCCGACCTCTTTGTAGATCTCTTTGCAGACCTCGTCGGTGTTCTTCTTGTCCCAGGCCTTGGTCACCCTCTTCTCGATGAACTTGGAGTAGTCGTCGTCGATTCCCATGATGCTGCCGTGCAGACCCTTACCGCCGTCGTGGATCATCGGCTTCGCGGAGTGCACGACGTGATTTACGCTGAGGGCAGGGCCGTTCTGCGGCTGGACGGTTATCGCCAGCTTGTTACCAGCGAGGGCTTCCTGCATCTCGTACCTGGAGTCCCTAGCGATCTGTATCATCGACCTAGGAAACGTGCTGTTGATGTCCTCGGCGATGAATATCGTGCCGGAGAGCTCTATCAGGTCTCGACCGTTGAGCGTCGCGGACACGCTCTTGAGTATGTCGACTGGATCAGACATTCTTCGTCAGGGCTTCCAAGTTGTCGTCTAGTGTGCCGATGAAATTGACGTCGAGGACATAGATCTCCTTGCGCCTCTCGTTCAACTCTATTTCGTTGTCGTACGCGTTGACCGGGCTCCAGTACTTCAACTCTTCGTTGGTGAAGCGGCTGTCTGAGAGTATGTCGGCGACTTCGGCGTTGGTGTCGAGACGATCGTGCGTGATGACCGTCACGTTCGCGCCGTTCTTTCTACCCACCAGGTAGTTCTCGTCGTCGTTGTAGTACAGGTAGTCCCCGTAGTAGATCGTGCCGGTACCGGTGAAAGTCGACGAAGTATTCATGACCAGGTGAGTTGAATTGGTAGAAATGACGGCGGTGCTGAAGTCTTCGTCGTCTTTCATGACTCGAATCAACTGGCCGTTACTGAACAGCGACGTGTCTGCCACCGATACGGCCGAGTTCCCGCTGGTGAAAGAACCGCTCACGTTCGTCAGCAGTCTGGTGTACGTGAAGAAAGAATTGGGCGCCTCGCGCTCGGACGTCGAGGCGAATATGACGTCAGAGAAGTCGACTTTCTGGACGGTGAGCTCCGCGTATGCGGGGTTGGCGAACGTGTAAGTCGAGTTGGACGCCGGAGAGCCCGTGGGTGCAGCGGACAGCTCGACGCGAGTTCCATCCACGATTCGATCTATCTGCGTATTAGCCGGAATGTTGGTGCCGCTGAACCTGGCGCGCGGCACCAGCTTTGCGGTGCTCTTCAGGGTGATGGTGGTATTTCCTGAGGAGAACGTGACGTCGTTGAAAGTAGAGTTGGTGTAGCCGAATAGCACGGTGTTGGAATCGACCGTCGTGTCCACGGAGATGATGGTGGACTTGACAGCCACGTCGTTCAGGTAGTTGTACTGGTAGAGCCTCTCTCCGACTTCGAAAGAGCTGGCCAGGCTGTTCACCGATGCGTTGGCGATCACTGTTATCTGATCGAGTCTGTTGTTGTCGGCGGTCCAGTCCAGCTGCGTACGGAAGTAGCTGATGATCTCATTATTGTAGCCGAACATCGCCTCCCAGTACTTCTTTTCGGGCGCGGTGAGGGCTTCGTACTGCTCGGGCGTCTTCATGGTAGTGTCGCTTGCCCAGTTCACCTCGTAGTGGACGATGACGTCCCTCGCGGCTTCGGCGCTTCCGTAGGTATCATCAATGTACTGGTTGAACGTCTGCTGCGTCTTCGGCCATTCCGAGTACGGATCGATGATGCCGTTTACCAAGTAAATTGCCCACGCGTAGTACGGGTCGTCGTAGTAGAACGAGGCGATGCTGTCGGCCCTCTCGCCCTCCTTGACAGTATAGGGCAGCAGGGCTACGCCGGTCTCCTGCAGGTACTGGCTGAGCTTCGTGCGTACGCTTATATCCCTTATGACGTAGTCGCTGTAAGAGATGGACGGGAACTTCTGAAAGTAGTTGCGTGTGACTGCCATGAGTTACCTAGGACCTCCGAATACGGAACCGACTGAGCTGATTACACCCAACCCAGCATTAGCTGCTAAGTTCAGCGCTTCTTCGCCTGTAACTTCAGACAGACCAAAGTCGGAGCCGGTCCAGACGGCGTTCTCAGTTAT